GGAATGGTGGGGGAGCGGCATTCAGCGGAATTACGGCCAGAAGCGGAAGCGGTGGAGCCTTTTCAATGTCTCGCGCTGGTGCTTGCGCGGGCAGGAACCGCAGCGCATTCCTTCCGCAGATCCCCGCGTCGAGAAATACCAAGAGGTATTGCCCGAGTGTTGCGATCTGGTGCCGGTGCTGCATCGGGGGGCGTTTTCGACTCTGCAATGCGAATTGGCGCTGGACGAGTTGCGGATGGGGGGCAGTAAGGCCGCGCCAGGGTTTATGAATCCCGAAGGCATCGTCGTTTTTCATGTGGCGGGGAATGTGGGATTCAAGAAAACCCTCGGCAATGACGGGGCTAAATCGGTATGAAAGAGGCTAAGCCCGAGTATCCTAACTGGGTCTGCATGGAGTGCGGCCTCAAGCATGGGCGTCGCGCTCCAGGGGTGGCTACTTGGCATGAGGAGGAATGTGATGTGTGCGGGCGGAAAGCCTCGGTGACTGAGCCGAGGGATTTCGGACATTTCCCGCGCTGGGGAGACGAATGAGTTGCCTCCACGAGTTCCGCAACCCCCTGCCGGTCGTGACTCCTGTGGGGGGTGGGTATGCCATCTATGTGCGGGATGGGGGGACTTGGGAAAATGATGTGTGGGCCGTGGCTATGGAGGAGGGCGGGCAAGTGCGGCATTTTCGGAGCGATCAGATCCGAGTCCATGCAAATGCCACCTTTGATATTTCCAAGGAATGAATTGCCCTACCTGTGGCAAGGCGACAAGGGTGGTGGATAGTCGATCCCTTTCGGGGGAAGTTAAGCGCCGTCGGAAATGTCCTAAAGGTCATCTCTCCTACACGATGCAGGCTCCCGAGTATTTCGTGGAAGGCCGAGCAGCGGGCAGGCCCAAGGCGGCAGAAAAAAAACTCCCCAAGCCCAAGAAGATCAAGCCGAAGAAGACCGCTCCCCTCCCTTACCCGCCTGCGATGAAAGAATGGGGGCTCGTCGTCACCAAGGAGTCCCCGCTGTGGCTCAAGAGCATCGCTATGAAGCTGGACGAGCGTTGACCGGGCTGCGCTGTGGGCATGGGGATTGACCACAGAGGACACAGAGAAAGGTTGCGGGAGTTGGCGCAGGTCAGCGGGCAGTTGGTAGAGTTCATGCAGCTTTCCACTGCAAAAAAGCTGGTGAGGTATGCGAAGCAGGGGGGGACTAAAATTGAACGGGCAGCTGTTGACTCCTACAATCCGTTCACCAATACTATTACTCTCAAGAGAGGGGCGTCGATGGAGACTCTGGCTCATGAGGTGGGACATAAGCGGGCTCTTTTCAAATCGCGTTACGGGCACAATCCCGCAATGGGTCCTGTCCCGCACCCAGCTGGTCTACCCCACGTCGGAAATACTATTGAAGCGTTCAGGGGGAAGGCGGCGGTGGGCAAAGCGAATGCTTCGTTAGAGGCTGCATTGCGCACGGGGCAGAAAAGAACTCCAAATCAGATCCGCCGTTACGGACAGTTGGAAACCGCTGGAAGAACTTTAGTGAACCGTCAGGAGCGTGTAGCGAACAAGAAAGCGACCCAGCTTCTAAAGAAAATCGGAACTGCCGAGGATGTGCAGGGATTCAGAAAATCGAGAGTAGGACCAATCCAATCGTATCGAAAAGGTAGGAATTCCTCGGTGGGGCGGGTGCTAACTTTCCAAGCGTTGAGTTTACACGGCAATTGACAAAGGGAAAACTTTCTCGCTGCCTGCCCGTTGACCGCCCGGCCACAAGCGTATGAATTTTCTTGATCGTGCGGTTTCGTTTCTCAATCCCCAAGCAGGCGTTCAGCGGGCGTTTGCGCGGGAGAAGCTCAAGGCGTTCGGCTATGATGCGGCGCATCCTGGCGCGGCGCGTGGCGGGAGCGGGGGCCGAAATAAAAATGCCAGCTCCGAGACTTGGCGGATGCAGCGGGATCGGGTGATCTTGATGTGGGATGCGCGGGATGTGGTGCGGAACTTCGCTCTCCTGCGTGGCATCGTGGCTCGCATCGTGCAGTATGTGGCGGATACCGTGCAGTATGTGTCGCAGACGGGGGATGAGGAAATCGACTCCCTTTACCAAGACTTCTTCCATCAATGGTGCGAGCGGGCCGACATCACGGGGCGTCACCGGCTCGGCGATCTGGTGAATATGATGGTGTGGGCGATGATCGTGGATGGCGATCACGGCTGGCATATTGTCTCGGTGGATGAGGATGGCAAGCAAGTGCCTAAAATTCAACCGATCGAAGCGGATCGAATCGGCGACCCGAATAACCCGATTGCCCCCGGCGAGGAGAGCAATATCGGCGGGATTTTAGTTGATCCTGTGGGCCGCCCGCTCAGCTACAAAATCTTCAAGCGCGACCGCCGCACGGCGATGTATTCGTTTGACCGCGAGATTCCCGCCGATCAGTTCATTCATATCTTTGACCCTCAGCGCGTGGATCAATATCGCGGCGTCACAGCCTTGGCTACGGCGATTGCGCCCGCCCGCGACCTCTACGAGATTTACCAATTTGAAAAGACCGCCGCCAAGTGGCAAGCAGGCTATGCGGGGTTCCTCAAGACACCCGATCCGACTCGGGGCGATGGCGGCGTGAGTGCGTGGAATGGCACGACCATGGGGAACAAGTCACAGACGAACATGGGCTTAATGGAAGTGGCCCCAGGGAAAATCCAAAAGCTCGCGGCAGGCGAAGACATCACTTTTGCGCCCGGCACGAGTCGTCCCGGAGGGGCGTTCATGGCGCTGGTGCAGGTTTTGGTTCGCGAGATTTCGAGCGGGCTGAATATGCCTTACGGCTTCCTTTACGACATGACGGCTTTCTCGGGTCACACGGGGCGCATCGAGATCGCTCAGGCCATGCGCGGCATCCGCCGCCTGCAAAAGCTCGTCGGCGAGCGGGCGTTGAATCCCGTCCGTGATGCGGTGCTGGGCTATGGGATCGGAATTGGCGAGTTGCCGCCGCACCCGCAATGGCGCAATGGGCGGTGGGGCTTTGGGCGTTCGCTCACAGGGGACTACGGCCACGATACCACGGCCAATTTGCAGATGCTCCAAAATGGGCTCGTCACCGCCTCGGATTTGATTTCCGAGACAGGACAGAGCTTCGAGGAGATAGTGCGCCGCAGCGCCAGCGAGGTCGCCTATATGCAGCGAGTCGCCACCGAGACAGGTGTGCCGATCGAACTCTTTAATCAACGCATCCCGAATCCGACCCAAGCCCTCGCCGCCATGGCCGAGCCACCACAGCCTCCCCCACCCGGCCTCGTTCCGCAGGGGTTGGATGTGAAGCCGCTCTTGGAGCTTCTGAAAAATGTGGGCGAAGGCATTCTGGATCGCGAAAGCGCGATTATCAACTTGATGAACCTGTATGGCGTGGAGCGGAATGCGGCGGAGAAGATGATCCCCGATGGGCCGAAGGAGAAGAAGGGTTTGACCACAGAGGACACAGAGAACACGGAGGGTAGGAAGTGAAAAAGCCCTTCGGATTAAAACTTGAAATCCATGATCCCGAGCTTGGTGGTCTGCTGGGCGGTGGTCCGAATAGGGTATTAGTTTCTAAAAATGCTTCTATTGGAAACATAAGGGCAACTACTACAGATCCGGCTGCTTCAAAGCTCGGCGCTATAGGAGAGGGGGGCATCGAAGGTAAATATCGGGTTTCTATTTTTCAGGGAAGTGCCCCTCTGACCCACGAAAGCTTCCGTAGCAAAAAAAACGCGATTGCGTATGCCGTTGATTGGAAGAAAAGAAAAGATCGGAATCTCGGATTCTCCGCGAAGCTGCGGTTGCGGGAGTTTTCGGCATTACGGAAGCGGGTTCGTGTGAAATGGCACTCTGACGGGTCGGCGCGTATGACGATCCCGAACGCTTATGGAGGGGTGAACGAAATTGGCAGAATTGAAACATCTGTTTCTAGCAAAAGGGGAACGAGTATTGGGCAAGTAAAATGGGTTGAGATTGATCCGAAGTTTCGTGGAATGGGCCTTGCAACGAAAATGTATGGCGAAGCCATGAAGGGTGCCCCGCGCGGGCGATTGGTAAGTGACAACGCTCAGTATGGTGGCGGGTATGGTGTCTGGAATAAGTTGCAGCGAAACAAGGGGTATAAGGTTCGCGAAAACCCTAAAATTGATGGTGCGGGCTTTGACGATCTTATAAGTCGAGATGGTAGGCCTATGTTTATAGGCAGGATAAATCCTGCGGCCATAAAGCAGAACAACCTCTCCGCGAAGCTGCGCTTGCAGGCCAAGGATTACATGAAAATGCGACATGAGACTGATATTGCCAGTCGGTGGAAACGCAAAAAAAACGCCGATGGCAGTGTGAGCTACCGATTTCCGCTAAAGGAGTTTTCGGCTCCAGAGTTGCACGAGTTTGGACTGCTGGGGCATCCCCTCGAATATTCGCGTCCATACATTTATGGCGACCGCAGGCTACCGAGAGGGGAGGGCGCATACGAGGCTCCCGAGGCATTCAGGCTCAACAACCAAGGAGAAAGCTTTGCTCGGGGCCAAGAAGCGGCAATAGCCAAGGCCAGAAAAGGCGGCGTCATCTCAGTCGGCCTCAAGAAGACCACGAAGGGAGGCTGGCGGGCGATTGCCCAAGAAAACGGCTTGACTCGCGCGGCGGATGCGAAGCGCAGCGTGTTGAGGCACGAACTGATCCACTCGATCCAAAGGGCCAAGGCGGCCTCCCAAGGGAAGTCCTATGTGAGAGGCATGATGAACCCGATCAAGCGATATGTCGCTGAGGTGGGCGCCTACGCCGCAGAGAATCGAAGAAGGCCCGGCAGAGGTCTTGTGGAAAGGTTATTTCCGACATTTAAAGCCGTGCTCAGTGCTAAGGCGTCGATGTGAGTATGAAAATGGTAATTATCTGCGAGCATTTATTTCGGACTCCCGAGATTCCGTGTTTTAAAGTGCTTGATGACCCCACTGGTGAAAGTGATGCGGGAGAGACATATCACTGCATGGCCTGCGTAGAGGAAATTGAAAGAGATAAAGACGGGTTGAGGGCTGTCACTAATCGCTCGAAGGTCGTATGCGCTTCGCATTGCGACTCTATGACTGTTTTGCAGGAATTTAATCTGAGGGGGGGGATAAATGGATAATCGGCAATATGTATGCTGGCTCAATAATGGGCGTGTCCGGGTTATTGACGCGATGGACTGGAACGACGCGAAGCGGTGGACTAGGGCGAAAAGGGTTAAGCTCTGGAGGGGTGAGCGAGTGACATGCTTTACTCAAGAAGAAAAGCAAGCGGTGGCGGCGCGATGTGAGCGTGGGGAGTGGAAGTGAAGGGTAGGTTGGCGCTGTTGACCGCCCGCCCTTCAGGGAATGAAAAAAAAGCGTTCTCGCCCCAGTCTGGCCGGTAAAACTTCTTTGAGAGGCACGGGTTGCCTCTCGGCCAATCAAGCCAAGCAATTCAAGGTGCATCAATCCTCGGACGACTGGAGGGAGATGAAGTGGGGGGAGCGTCTCAAGCTCGAAATGGAGCGCGCGGAGGCTTATTTCTGGCGGCAAACAGCAGATCGCCGACAGATTCAAAAAAATTATCTGGCGGCAAAAATTTGGAAAAGTGGATTTAATTATGGAAAAGCATAAACAAACCCTGCGCGAGCTGGCGGCTCGCAGTGAACAGCTCGTAGAATTTGGCGCGTTGAAAAATGCGGCGCGGTGGTATCGCGGCGAGAATATGAGCGCGCTGCAAGATATCGCTATCAACCAAGCCAAAAAAGTGAGTCCTGATGCGGCGATCGCGGCGCGAGCGGCGTTTGTTCGGGATAATCGCAGCACGAATCGTCTGGTTCTCGGAGCGGGCATTTTGCCCCCGGTTGCGACCACGGCTATTGGCGTGGGGGCGACTTATCACTCTGCTGGGCTTGGCAAAAAAAATCAACCGCAGGAAAAGGTATTGGCGGCTCGCAGTGAACGACTCGTAGAATTCAAAGACCCTCGCCTTGAACGCGCGGGCGTGTCGGGATTTAATCAACCTAAGCGCACTCCGGACCACCCCACAAAATCCCATGTGGTCGTGGCGAAGTCCGGCGACCAAGTGAAGACGATCCGATTTGGCCAGCAAGGAGTCTCGGGCAGTCCGCGCAAAAAAGGCGAGTCCGATTCCTATCGCAAGCGGCGGGAGTCCTT